GAGTCGTATTATTTTTGGATTCGGTCAAAATTTAACGCACTATCGAGAGATGTTCGAACAACTATACCGGCATCAGCTATGTTATTATTCATGAATAAAACATGCTTTCGTGGGGTATATCGCGAAGGACCGAATGGGTTTAATGTCCCCTTTGGAAACTACAAAAATCCTACGATTCTAGACGAAGAACATATCAAACATATATCGAATCTATTCAAGGATGTTATATTTACAGCATGTTCATTTGATGAGGCCCTGGATAAAATTGCACCGGGCGATTTTGCCTATCTTGACCCGCCATATGCGCCAGAAACAGAGACGTCATTCGTATCATATACAACGACTGGATTTAACTTGGATAATCATAATTCATTATTCAAGTTATGTAGCGAAATGAAAGCAAAAAATGTGAATATGCTCATGAGTAACGCGGCGGTTAAACTGGTAAAAGATGCATTCCCACTATCTGCATATAATATAAAAACAATATCATGTCGACGGGCAATTCACTCGACGGAGCCGAATGCAAGAGCGAATGAACTTCTAATTACAAACTGAGTGGGATGCATCGTTTCATAAATTCGGGGCGCAGATAAAACGCCCGGCTCGTCGAACCGTGCCCCGCCCCTTTTGTTCTTGTTTGCAGTAGCGTTCCGGTTTTAGATTCTAGAACACCTGTTTTTATGTAAATATCCCGTATTTGGTTATAATCGGCTTCAATGATATTATACAATTCTACAAATTCCGTATTATTTTTATCAATTATTTTTGGTTCCATGTATTGAATTTTGTCGTCTGTTCGGTAATATGGCACAATTAGCATCCTACTCATTTTTTTACAGCATCTCGACGATTTGAAGTCGCTATTTCGAAGGTCGGCTTCAGATAACATGGTTACTGCAATCGTTTCTTTTGGTGCAAGTGACCCATTTCGCAACTTTTTTACAGGAAATATTTTTAGTTCACCGTCTATGCAATCCAGACAATTCGGTGTGTGTGGAATGCCCAGCAAATCTTCCAAGAAAATTCCGGGAAGACCCTTATTTGTGGTAACTGGCAGCACGTATTCTTTACCCGTCAGCGGGGTCAGTTTTGCGTGTATGTCCGCGATTGTTTGTGACATATGCAGTGTGTTATTATTTGAATAATTGTCAAATCCTGCGCCGCATTTCAATTTTGCAATTATTCATATTGTAGCAGTCGCGAGCTAGCGGGAAAGCATAGTTATAGTTCAGGAATATAAACCTCATCTGTCGCTTTACATGTATCTTCCTGCATGACATCTGCTGGACATTCGACCAGGCTAGCAGGCAGGTTTTCATTCTGGCGCCAACAAGTATAAATTCCTACCAACTGTTGATGATTGCATTGTAGTGATACAGATGCAGCAGGGGCAATTGATGTCCGCAATAAATCGGCGTTCACACTCGAGCCAATCGATTCGTTTATTAAATCGGGTGTCATTAGAACGGATGTTAGGGCAATCGCAGCAGCGAAGTACTCATATTGCGACAATCCGGAACATGTTCCGTGTTTGGTCCATTCGTGCTCCCAGAATGAGTCATACTGGGGATTATTCACATCATATTTCACATCAGGCCATCGCATCACCATTGTATCTAAACCCACTTCAATCGGTATACTAGGATTGAACGGTTCGTTAGTACAAGTTGACGGATATCCAGTCGTATCATATTGCGGCCATAGTCCATGAATCGTGAAGTTATTTTTCCAATATTCCAGCGGTGACGCACAACCGGGGTATGTTTGACCAATGCAAAATCCGGGTGTCCAACTATAGGCGAATACATAAATTGTGGACGAATTCATTGCAATAATACATACCAATTGCGAGAACCATAGTAGCAATAGCCATAAAAACATTCTCTCCGTTACTATATACTATGAGGGCATTATTGTTATATTGTTTACTAAATATGCTTACTGCCTTAAATAAACCGACAACGTGTGTTTGTACGACGGAACCATGCCCTGTAGTAGGGGAAAACACATTACATATGGGCGATGGTACAGCGGTCGTAACATATGATTATGTTCGACATGGGGATTTCATTGTGGTTGTATCTGCTACCGGCGAAATCACGCCTGCTGACCTAGACCACGGCACCGAAACAACGTCGTGTACTCAAAAATACTCGCGAATGTTGGATGACGACGGGGTCCAAGATTGCGATGCCGGACATATTTTAGCAAATCGATTAGGTGGATATGGGAATGAGCCAATCAACATCTTTCCTCAGGCGCCAAGTATTAATCGTGGTGCTTACGCGCAATTCGAGAACAATATATACCAGTGTATAAAAGGTGGTGCAAAATCCGCTGATTTGCACTGGAAATTTACATACGGAAACGAAACGCAAACGAAACCGACGTCGATTGAATATACAGCGTCTTTTGTAGGCGGAAACTGCGCAAAGCTGGCTTCTACTTTTACAAATATTGGTTAGGTTCTCAATACGTCCAAATAAACTTGGGAAAATATAATCAAAAATAAATGAGCGCGCCAAATACTATAAAACGAATCACTGTCGATTTAACACCACCCAAAAAGGCCGGCGAAGACGACGACCGTGATATGGGCCATGGTCAGTCGACTGTACATACACATGGCACGGTACAAGCACTGCAATCAAAGGTTCCCAAAAAACGGTCAGTTACGGCCCTGGATTCATGGCAGTTCTCGTCTTCCGACCTTCAACCCGATATGCAACGTGCCTATATAAAACAGCTACACACAAACACCGTAATCGTGAATCAGCCATGTAAAGTAATTCAACAACATATAATGCAAAAATTAAACGGGTACAAAGCACAAGACGTAAAAAAAGAGTTCTACGACCCAGAAAAGTTCGCCGACGTGGAATATGTGATACAATTGTTAGAAGAATCGTCGAATTATTGTTATTATTGTAAAGACTCGGTACAGGTTCTCTATGAAAATGTAAGAGAACCGAAACAATGGTCACTCGACCGAATCTACAATAATCAGGGGCATAACAAGGGTAATTTGGTCATCGCATGTCTCAAGTGTAATTTGAGTAGAAAAACGATGTACCATGAACGATACGCGTTCACAAAACAGTTAGTCATAGTAAAACAGAACTAATATACCGCGCGGTAAAATCATATAAACATTATATGATTTTATTTCATAACATGCAAAACCTATTTTCAAAGACATCCAATGAGAACCTGCAAATATACAATACCAAAAAAACACTGAATATACACGAATCTATATACACAAAGCTGACCCATTTTCATAAAACGAACAAAATTCCACATCTCATTTTTCACGGCACGTCGGGAAGCGGGAAACGCACCATTGTAAACAACTTTTTGAACATGATATACGACGAGAACAAGCCCCGAATGAAGTCAAACATTATGATTGTTAATTGTGCCCACGGAAAAGGAATCAAATTCATACGCGATGAGCTCAAGTTTTTCGCCAAAACGAATATACAGTCGAACAATGGCACGCTATTTAAAACAATCGTACTCATTAACGCCGACAATTTGACGATAGATGCGCAGTCCGCGCTAAGACGATGCATAGAACAATTCAGTTTTAATACACGTTTTTTCATTATTATCGAGAACAAGCACAAATTATTAAAACCAATATTGTCAAGATTCTGTGAAATATACGTACCTGAACACATGGAAGCGGGCATTATACACAATCTACATGATTTGTCCAAAAATTCTAACTATAAAATTCAATATACCGAGAACCATGAACAATGGCTGGACACGACGATTGATGAATGCGTGCAATATGAACCATCTCATGCAAGTCTCATCACGTTGTGCGAGCGTATATATGAACACGGTCTGTCATGCATCGATGTGATGCGCTGGATAAATAATACGACAGATTTAGACGACGAACTAAAAGCAAAGGCCTGTATTTATTTTGACACAATACGGCCCGAATATAGATTTGAAAAAATGTTGATGTTATCTATATTTGATTTTTTGTATTTACGTTCAAATAAGGACTTAAAAAGTATTACAGAAATATAAATACATAATGGACGACTTTGTCATTTCCAATTTACACGAGTCTCGCAATGAGTGGTGTAGTCGGTTAGTAAGTATATTTACGCCGCTCGTAATAGAGGGTATCCGGTCCATTTTCAATGAATCCTGGAAAATGTGTTTAGACAACGATGAGGCGAGTAAGTATTTAATGACGTTCCAAAACCTGCTCTCTCGAGTTCCCAAATGGAACAATATCATCGTCGAAGAAGAACGCAAACGCATTATTGACCGCAGTGGGTGTGGTTATTTGGAAGACTTAATTACATGTGTTCATATCATTCAGTTGAAAGTATTGACATGCATACGTGTTGGAAACAAACAGAAGAAGATTGATATTTCTATTCCCAAATTAGATGTCTTTATTCACAAAGTGTATATTCACGTTGCGCGAAAGGTGTATATGAATGTATATTTATTCGAGAAGAACATTTCTCCTTTGCAAATACAGAAGAACCAGCGAGAATTGGAGTCTCTTATTCAGGAGTGCATTTTGATGACCATTCGCGAAAGTATACCGACGGAGGCTATTATTCGCGCATACATGGACGAAAGTGTGGAGCAGGAAGAAGAAGTTATTATCGAGAATATGGAAGATACCGAACCAGCACAGGAAACAGAGAAGGATGAGCCCGAGCAAAAAGAAAAGAAAGCGGAAGAAACCGTCCCTGAGGTAGTACCGACCATCCAGAACTTGGACGACAATGAAGTCGTCACCAAGTTGTCATTTAATGATACCGATTCTGTATTAAACAATGTGAATAAAATCGAAAAAGTGGACGCGCCGAAATCGCTGGAGCGTTTGGAAGATATTAGTACTTCTCGTGCAATTTCCAGAAGATTGGAGGAAGAAGATAGTGATACTGACGACGAACGTCTGCAAATACATACGGATTTGGTCGATTTAAGTGGGTTTGACATATTGGATGAACCTTCCGGTAAAAACATGTCGGATGAAATATCATTGGATGGCATTGAGGAGTTGCCACCGATGTAGGCCCGGACCAGGACCGGACAAGCTGCGTTAGAACATACATAAAATATTCTATATTGTAATATATTCGAATTTATGGAAAAACTATTGATCGTTGCAGCAATTGTAATGTTTTTATTTAGCATGATGAAAGTTTTTGAGATGAAATATATTTCGAAACAGTGGACACCGTTGAAGCATGTCATTCGCGACGCGGCAATGGTGTTTGGAGCATCATTTATTGGGTTGTTTTTATTTTTTCAGGTGAATGGAACACTAACCGACTTCATGGATGTCGTAACGGATGGTAAGGCGCTGAATCTAAAGGCGACACAGGTATTTACTGACGAACCTGGATTTTAGACTGTTATGCAATCGACGGTTGTAAAGAATATACATATATTATCTGCGATATATGTATAGAATGGAGGAGACCCAGGAACAAATAATTAGTATACAAAAAATGATAAAAAAGGGTCAAAAACGAGAAAAAACGGAGCCATTAATGCCCGAGCCCATGAAAAAGGCGGCACCTGCCCGCAAACTAAAGATTATAACGAACGCCTTAGCGCAGCAAGAACCAGTACAGCCAGCCTCCCCGAAGACAGATAACATGTTGGTTGCAGAAAATGACACAGGAATGCAAGACGGCCCTCGAAAAAATGAGATTTTCGCGGATGTATTGGGCCGATTATCCACATTGATGAATAAGAAGGGGGATAATATCAGGAGCCGCATATATAGCCGAGCACAAGACACAGTATTGGGTATAACGGAAGACATTACGGATGTAAAACAGTTGGAGGGAAAGCCGAACATTGGCCCAACAATTCTTGCAAAAATGGCGGAATATAATGAGACGGGCACATTGCGCGTGTTTGAACGGGAAAAAGAGAATCCAGAAATGTGGTTAACCGATATTTACGGAATTGGCCCGAAAAAAGCGCAAGAATTAGTGAAGCAAGGTATCAAAACAATTGAAGACCTACGCGAACAACAAGACAAACTATTGAACGATATTCAACGAGTAGGATTGAAGTATTATGAAGACATCTTAAAGCGAATTCCGCGAAATGAAATCGAGCAGTTTGACAAAGAGTTTGAATCGTCGTTTAACGTCGCGACTGAACTAGCCGGGGCGGACGACAGTTCCAAGTACGAAATCGTAGGAAGCTACAGACGCGGCGCGAAAACTTCGGGAGATATTGATGTTATTATTACATCGAAGAATGCTAACGTTTTTACTGAATTTGTGGATGATTTAAAACGTAAAAATGTAATTATTGAGGTTCTCTCACGAGGAAAAACAAAGTGTCTGGTGATTGCCAAATTGCCGGATGCCGAACATGCGCGTCGTGTGGACTTTATGTATACTTCGCCAGAAGAGTTCCCATTTGCCATATTGTATTTTACCGGAAGCAAGGCGTTTAATACTGTTATGCGTGGTTATGCGCTGCGGCTAGGATTGTCGTTAAATGAACACGGTATATATACAAAGGAGAAGGGTGAAGAAAAAGGCGAAAAAATAGACAAAATATTTGTGGACGAAGAATCGATATTTAGTTCTCTATATTTAAAATTCAAGTTACCGGAACAGCGTATTGACGGACGCGCAGTAGAAACCACCCTTCCCATTATACAAGATACGGGTGTAGAGAAAAAAGGCCAAAGTTGCTATAAATCGTGTCATACTGTACCGGCAGGGGAATGTGCAACTGGATGTTCTCCTAGTTGGACAGATAACAAGCTTGTCCGGACGCGAAATTTGTGTACGTGCAATGTAGACAAAAAAGAATGTATTGTGCCAATTTGCCCGGCACATAGTGAACCCGATAAACCAACTGCCGCGAAAGAACAAACACCTCAAAAACCAAAAAGTAAATCGCCAAGCGCAGCGGCCAAACCAGTAAAAACAAGAAAAGTGGCACTGGACGCGGATGGAAATCCCATAGTTCGCAAACCCCGCAAAACCAAAAAGGCATCGCCAAGCGAAGCACTAGCCGCAGTAGCCATTAAACCGAAATCACCTGTCGCAAAACCAGCGAAAACAAGAAAGGTTGCACTTGACGCGGACGGAAACCCAAACGTTCGCAAACCTCGCAAAACTAAAAAGGTATCACCAAGCACTGCAGATGACAAACCAACCAAACCAAAAGCACAGAAACCACGTAAAACCAAGAAAACAGTCACATTAAATGTCATTGCAACCAAGTTGGAACTAGATGAAACTGGAATTAATGATGAAATGCTAAAAACAACTATATCCAACGAAGCAGAAGTATTGCCCGAATTAGTGCCGATATTACATATGAATAAAGTAGAGCAAATTGTCGAAACCACACAGAAACCGAAGAATACTACTGTCAAACGTAAACGCGTAAAAGCGATTGAACCAGTGGGCCATGCTCTCAAGAAAGACAACACAGAAAACGATATAAAATTAAAAGGCAAAGAAGATAATATGGAGGCCAGAATCAATAATGCGAAACATTTGGTCACTCGATTCCGCGGAGAAGGAATCGACATGTTGGATTCATTAAATGAATCTCAACTAGTTGAATGGCTCGAGGCCGCAGGAGATGCATATTATAATACAAAAACCGCCATTATGAGCGACAACGAATACGATATTATTAAAGAATATATGGAAGTAAAATATCCAACAAACGAAGTGTTGAACAATATTGGAGCAAATGTGACAAAAAATAAAGTAGAGTTACCATACAAGATGGCGTCGATGGACAAGATTAAACCAGACACAAATGCTCTTGTAACCTGGACACAGAAATATAAAGGACCCTATGTTTTATCATGTAAATTGGACGGAGTAAGCGGACTATACACAACTGAAGGTGGAGTGCCAAAATTATATACACGAGGGAACGGCACCATCGGTCAGGATGTTAGTCACTTGTTGTCGGTGCTCAAATTGCCCCTCGAAAAGAATAGTGTCGTTCGCGGCGAATTAATCATGCCACGAGTCGTCTTTGAAGAAAAATATAAATCCAAATTCGCGAATCCCCGAAATTTAGTGTCCGGCATTGTAAACAGTAAAACAATCGACGATAAAACACAGGACCTACATTTTGTTGCATATGAAGTGATTCGGCCATCGCTACGCCCAAGTGAGCAATTACAAACGTTGATTGACCTCGGTCATGAGGTAGTACAACATAAATCAGTAGATACACTGACAAATGAAAAATTATCCGAATTATTAATGGACTGGAGAACAAATTACGAATACGAAATCGACGGCGTTATTGTTACAGATGATAATATTTATTTGCGCAAAGAGGGTAATCCTGACCATGCATTCGCATTTAAAATGGTTATATCTGACCAGGTGGCGGAAGCCAAAGTGGTCGATGTAATATGGACGCCCAGTAAAAGTGGCTATTTGAAACCGCGTGTTCGCATTGAACCGGTTCGTCTCGGGGGAGTTACAATCGAATATGCAACTGGTTTCAATGGCAAATTTATAGAAAGCAATAAAATAGGTGTGGGCGCGGTAATACAAATCATTCGCAGTGGGGATGTTATTCCTTATATCAAATCGGTGACAGTGCAAGCCGAGATGGCGAAAATGCCGACCGTACCGTATCATTGGACAGAAACGAACGTGGATATTGTGTTGGATAATATGGAAGACGATGAAACGGTTCAGGCAAAGAATATTACCGATTTTTTCACAGGTCTAGAAGTGGACGGACTCGGCGGTGGTAATGTTAAAAAAATAATGAATGCTGGTTACTCGACGGTTCCTGTGATTTTGAAAATGACGAAAGACGATTTTGCAAAAGTGGAGGGATTTAAAACGAAAATGGTAAATAAAATATATGATGGAATCCAAGCCCAGGTGGAAAAGGCGTCGTTAATAACAATTATGGCCGCATCAAATAAGTTTGGTCGCGGAATTGGCCCTCGAAAGATACAACCGATTATGACTGCTTATCCCAAAATATTAACAAGCCCGGAAACAACAGACCAAAAAATAGAGATGTTGCAAATGATTGATGGTATTGGAAAAGAAAATGCGAAAAGTTTTGCAACCAATATTCATGTGTTTTTGGAATTTATGAAAGAGTGCGGTCTAATGCATAAAATCGCTGATTCTAGAACGTCTGCAACCAAGGTTGCATCCGCAACCCACCCCCTAGCTCCGCCAACCGAAGCAGTTATTCATGACGAAACACACCCATTATATGGAAAACACGTGGTCATGACAAAAGTACGAGATGCAGAAATCATCGACTATTTGAAAACAAAAGGTGGGGTGTTAGACGATAATATAAGCAAAAAAACGTTCGTATTGATTGTAAAGTCACTGGACGATGTATCAAACAAAACCAAAAAAGCGGTTGCCGAAAACATACCGATTATGACACCGGAAATGTTCAAGAAAGAATATATGAACGCCTAATAATCCGGTTTAGATGAACATTTTTTTAGAAAAATGTTCATCGGTGTAAACAAGCCACGCATACAAAACTATGCCGATTTACACATATTTTGTGTAATATTCCGGCATCTTATCAATGTTGATATGTACATGTGTGGGAACTTCAGTTGATTGAGGAACAATGTACTGTTTAAATATGTTACGAGAAAGTTGGTTCTCGGGTGTTTGGTTATGCACCGTACGTGCAATCATTTTATACAATTTGAAATTGGGATAACGTTCGTCACCATTTTGCTTATATAGAATGTTCTTCTTATTGTCATCCAAACACCAATCGTGGATTAACTGTTGTAATTCATCATAGCATTTAGGATTGTCGTCGTCATCGATTACAAAATCATACAGCGAACAACCTAATCTACACAAATCGAAGCTAAAATTAGGGTCCAAACGAGGCTTGCTTACATCCATATACGGTTCGCAATTATACTGTGTCGATGCATCGCCCAACGGAGCGAAACTATCACTGCATAACCGGTGGCCGTTGTAGTTATATATAGCCCTTCCAAAATCGATTATTTTGATTATTTTGCCAAAAGTAGGTACCTTATATATTTTACGCTTATATGTGTAATATAAAAATGGTTCGGTTGTGTTGACATACATTATGTTATTCGTATGTAAATCATTATGTGTAAATTGAAAAGTAGTTTGATAGCATAAGAGTGTCATTACAATTTGCATAAGGGCGGAGGTGCCTTCTTCTTTGCCAAGTGCATTCTTGCTGAATAATGAATCTAATGTACCATCGCATTTTTGTAGTGCGATACAGTGCACGGGGAAGTTCTTTATATAGGCGTAACATGCATCTGGGTCGGTATATGATTCGTCATCATCATCTTCGCTTTCCTCTTCATCGTCGCTATCATTGTTACTATCTTCATCGTCGCTATCATTGTTACTATCTTCATCGTCGTCGGTATCCCAAACACTTTCTTCACTGCTGCTATTATTTTCACAATCGCTCGAGTCACAACTAGTGTTAGATGCAGTTGTTTGACTACTATTTGAATTATCTGATGAATTAGACGTATTTCGCGAGCTATTTCTACTTTCTACATTTGTGTTTGTGTATACTAATTCAGTGTCTCGATTAGCATCAGTTGGCGGTGATATATCATCATGGATGGGCGATATCAAATCTTCAATGATAACAGCGGATATATTACGTTTAGGCGTTTCTAGTACTTGAAGACGTGGTTTATTACCATGCGACCCATAATTAAAATACCCATCTGTATCCACATGTGACGTTTTAAAAAGTATTTTGTTATTTTTATTGAAAAAAGCGGAACATTGTAAATAATCATAATCATCGGTAATATCCATTTTATATTGTTCCTGAATACCGGTGAACGACCCGTAAAAATCAACACCATGCACGAAATTATGGGTATTCAGGAGTTGGCTTGACAAATAACTAAAGAAACCATCCACATACGCCATGTTATTATAATCCTGTATTTTCATATGCACATTTTCATTCGTCAATGATGGCAAATTATGAATTGGTTGTTTGCATGATTCATATTTACCAACCATGTATCGAATCGGGTCTAATAGCGGCGAATACTTAATAAATACCGGACGTGAAGAGACTGCTTTCGTATTTAATTCAACAACTGTATTCATATCAACCAAATGGTATGCATTGTTTAATGATATGCGATTATAGTTAGATTCGTCCAATGTAAACCACAAATTGTACATCGGGTTATAATTTTGCACGGATTCAATGCGAAATGGCGAATATTCGGCTTCAATATCTTCAGTCGCAATTACCGGTTCACTCTTATCTAAAATACTCATTAGAACCGTTTTGTGTTTCGCGTAATGTATTGTGAATTTAGGAATTTCATTTATGGTCGATGTCATGATTGTGGTTGAATCTGTATAAGTGGTGAGTACATATTTTTCACATATTCTAAACTAATGTAATTTGCTTGTATATGATTTTAAGGCGGCGAGCACGTTTATCCTAAAAATTCATTTTATATCTACTAATGTATACATAAAATATAATGACGTTGGAACTAAAAAAATTCAATATGCGTGAGATTACGTTTAAACCAGATGAAAATAAAGGCCCGGTGGTGGTCTTGATTGGACGACGTGATACAGGTAAGTCATTTTTAGTAAGAGACTTGTTATTTTATCACCAAGATATCCCAATCGGGACGGTTATTTCCGGAACAGAAGCCGGTAATGGTTTTTATGCTTCTCATGTACCTAAACTATTTATTCACGAAGAATACAACTCGGTTCTCATCGAAAACGTTTTGCGTCGACAAAAAACGGTGTTAAAACAAGTAAACAAGGAGCTTGAAACATATAAGCGTACAACAATCGATCCGAGAGCATTTGTTATTTTAGATGATTGTTTATATGATGCATCATGGACTCGCGATAAAATGATGAGACTTTTATTTATGAATGGGCGTCATTGGAAAATCATGCTTATTATTACAATGCAATATCCATTGGGTATTCCCCCGAATCTGCGTACAAACATCGATTATGTGTTTATATTGCGAGAACCTTATTTGACCAATCGCAAACGTATATGGGAAAATTATGCAAGTATGTTTCCCACATTAGAATCGTTTTGTGCAGTTATGGACCAGTGCACAGAGAATTTCGAATGTTTGGTCATTAACAACAATGCGAAATCGAACAAACTGAACGACCAAATATTTTGGTACAAGGCCGAAAATCATCCAAATTTCCGCTTGGGTTCCAAGGAATTTTGGGAAATATCTAAAAATATGGGGTCAGATGACGAAGATGAGGCATATGACCCAAGTAAATCCAAAAAGAAAAGCGCTCAAACAATTAATGTGAAGAAAACAAAATGGTAAACCGGCGTTGGTTATGTTGTATCAATCGCTATCATAGTCTGTATTTGAACCAGACGTTGCGATTTCCATATGTATAGCCAAATCATCCTCATGAACCGAGTCCTCGTCAGTACTCGATTCATGGACATTGTCACTTACATCATCGCTATCTTCATCGACTTCTTCATCGACATCGCGCAACATACTTAACGTTTCTGCGTCAGCATCGTCGTCATCATTATTGTTCGCAATAAGAGGGTTAATATTGCCGCCGCCATCATCATCATCATCATCATCATCATCATTGATATTATCATCGTCGTCAACATGCGGAACCAACGTACTGTGTGGTA